CCTCCGAGGATTTTAATGCCTACGAGATCCCTGGTACGGGATCCCCGAACCAGTACTTCGTCTGATGCCGGGTCCCTTCCCCAAGCCAGCTGCGCTCCGCCAGCGCGTGAACCGAACCTCGACGCACGCGACGCTACCGGCGGAAACGGAGACGCGGGGCGCGAAGGTGCCGCCGTTGCCGCGTCGGAAGCCTGGACGAGGTGGCTGGCACCCGCGGGTCCTGCAATGGTGGGCTGAAGTTTGGCGGTCACCGATGGCGACGGAGTTTGTGAGGGCGGACCGTCAACGGTTGGAGGTCATCGCGGAACTGCACCACCGCTTCCACGTCGAGGCCGAGTCTGGCAAGCCGATCATCGCGCTGGCCGCCGAAATCCGACTGCAGGAGCGGGAGTTCGGTTTGACGCCGATGGACCGCAGGCGGCTGCAATGGGAGGTTGAGCGGGGCGAATCTGCAGCGCAGCGCACCGAAAACCGGCGGAAACCGGTCGCGAACCCGGCGAAGGACCCGCGGTCCGTGCTGTCGGTGGTCGCATGATTTTCATGGTCCCGGCCGCGGACGAAACGCCTTGGCCGACACTCGGGCCGTGGGTCGTCGAGTTCGTGGAGGAGAACCTGGTTCATGGCCCGGGCGATCTGCTGGGGCGGCCGGTGACGCTGAATGACGAGCAGAAGGCGTGGATCTACCGGATGTATGAGGTATTTCCCCGGTTCCTGGTGGATCGGAAGCTCGGCGTGGTGTCGAAGAGGCCGAACTCGCGAGCGGGTCGTCGTCGCTTCCAGAGGTGTGCGCTTTCCCTCAGGAAGGGTAGCTCGAAGACCGAGTTCGCGGCGTGGATCGCCGCGGCCGAATTGCACCACGACGGCCCGGTCCGGTGCGTCGGATGGAACGGAAACGAGCCGATTCCGGGTCCCGTGACCGATCCGTACATCCCGATGATCTCGTATACCGAGGAACAGACGGAAGAGCTGGCATACGGCGCGCTACGCCGGATCCTCGAGGAGAGTCGGATCGCGGGCGACTTCGACATCGGGCTCGAGCGGATCATGCGCCGGACGGCGGATGGGAAGGCGGAGGCGGTGTCCGCCTCGCCGAACGCGCGGGACGGGGCCAGAACGACGTTTCAGCACGCCGATGAGACCCATCGCTTCACATTGGACTCGCTGCGGCGGGGCTGGACGGTGATGCTGGCGAACCTAGCCAAGCGCCCGCTTGCCGATCCATGGGCGCTCGAGACAACGACAGCCCCGGAGCCCGGCGTCGGCTCGGTCGCCGAAACGACCATGGAGTATGCCCGGACGCTTGCGAAGGATGGCCGGTCTGAATCGAGCCGGATGTTCTTCTTTCACCGGCAAGCGTCCGACGAGTCAGACATTGATTCGCCAGATGGGCTCCGGGTCGCCCTTGCCGAAGCGTCCGGCCCGTTCATCTCGGCGTGGTCAGACCTCGAACGGATCGGCGCCACCTTCCATGAGCCGGACGCCGACCGCTCCTATCTCGAGCGAGTCTGGCTGAACCGTCCCGTACAGAGTGCTGGCCGGGCGTTCGACGTCGCGGCGTGGCGGGGTCGTGCCCGTGAGTTCGTGCCGCCGGACAGTTCCGCGATCACGCTGGGCTTCTCTGGGGGCCGATTCGATGATTCCGCTGCTGCGATCATCGCGACGCACGTCGAAACCGGGTTCCAGTGGCCGGTCGGGGTCTGGGAACGACCTGCTCATCTCAAGGAGTGGGAGATCGCCGGTGATGAGGTGGACGCGACCGTGGTTGATGCGTTCGCGCGCTGGTGGGTCTGCCGGTTGTACGCGGACCCGCCGCAGTGGGAAAGCTGGATTGCGAAGTGGTCCGGCCAGTACGAAAAGCGGGTTTTCGAGTGGTGGACCAAGCGAATCCGCCCGATGGCGTACGCGATTCGCTCTTATCTCGGCGCGATCAAGGCCGGCGAATTATCGCATGACGGAAACGCCCGGTTCGAAGCGCACCTCGCAAATGCCCGCAGAATGCACACGAACCTGACGGACGATCAGGACAAGCCGCTTTGGATCCTCCGGAAGGAACGGCCAGACAGCCCGGACAAGATCGATGCGGCGAAGGCGGCCGTGCTCTCATGGGAAGCGCGGAACGACGCGATCGCGGCGGGTGAGGGCCGGGTTCCGGAACTCTCCATTCACATTCTCGGAGACTGAACCATGAAGCGTGCATACAGCCTGCTCGAGATCAGAAGTGTGGATGAGAAGCAGCGCGTGATCGAGGGCATCGCGTCCACGCCGACGCCGGACGTGTACGATGATATCATCGAGCCTCGCGGTGCGCAGTTCAAGCTACCGCTCCCGCTGCTCTGGCAGCACAACGCACGCGAACCGATCGGCCATGTGACGGAGGCGACGGTAACGGATGAGGGCATCCGGATTCGCGCCGAAATCGCACGATCCGATGAGCCTGGCAAGCTGAAGGACCGGCTCGATGAGGCATGGCAGTCGGTCAAGATAGGTCTCGTCCGCGGGCTTTCAATCGGGTTCAAGCCGATCGAGAAGGCCGAGATCGAAGGGAGCTGGGGGTACCGCTACCTGAAGTGGCTGTGGCTGGAACTGTCCGCCGTCACGATCCCGGCGAACATCGAGGCCAGCATGCAGACCGTGAAGTCTTTCGACCGGAACCCGCAAGGTCGGTCCCTTGTGTCACCACATGTGTTGCATGGGCCATTGCCGCCGGGATCCCGGTCCATCTCAAGTCCCGGCGCCTCGGGCAATGCAGTCCGCAATCCAACGAAACCCGAGGAGTGACAAGATGCAGACCATTGAAAGCCTCGAGGGTCTCCGCGACCAGAAGCAGGAACGTATGGAGACCATCAACAAGGCGTCGGCCGACGAGGCCCGTACGAAGAGTGAGGCCGAACGCGAGGAGTATTCGACGCTGCGCGATGACATCGCCGCGATCGACCTGGAGATCCAGGACCTGAAAGACCTCGCCGCGATCGCGAAAAGGGCGGTGGTGGTGAACGGGCAGGGGACGAGGACCGCGTCCGATTCGCGCAGCACCATCGTCACGGTCAACCATCTGGCAAAGCCGGAACCCGGCATCCTGTTCGCGCGTCTCGCCATGTGCCTGGCCAAGGCGAAGGGCAATCCGCTCGTCGCCCACAACCTCCTTCTGCGCCACTACCCGAACCACCCGGCCATTGCGGGCGTGAAGCTGGCGGGCGAGATGGGCGAGGACTACGGCTCGTTCATCAGCAAGGCGGCCGAACTCAGGACCAAGTCGGCGGTCGATGGCGGGACAACGGCGACGGGTTCGTGGGCCGCCGCGCTGCTCGCGCATGACACATTCTCCGGAGACTTCATCTCCTACCTGCGGAACCGGACCATCATCGGCCAGATGGGACAGAACGGGATCGCGGATTTCCGGCGTATCCCATTCAACGTGCACATCAAAGGCCAGTCGAGCGGCTCCACGGGCGGCTGGGTCGGCGAGGGCCAGCCGAAGCCGGTGACCAAGGGCGTGTACACGGATGCCTACCATGGGTTCAAGAAGGCATCCGCAATCTCGGTGCTGTCCGACGAACTGATCCGGTTCAGCGACCCGGCGGCCGAGGCCCTGGTACGGAGCGATCTGGGTGATGCGGTGCAGGCGGTGTACGATGGTTCCGTTGCCGATGCAACGGCGGTATCGACGAGCCGTCCGGCTGGGCTGCTGAATGGCGTCGTTGGTTCGGCGGCTACCGGTGTTGACTACGCCGCGCTCAAGACGGACCTCATGACGCTCTGGGCCGCCGCCATCGCGGCGAACCTGCCCATCGGCAGCGCGGTCTATTGGACGACGCCGTCCATCGCGCAGTCGCTGTCCCTCATGACGGGCGCGCTGAGTGATGCGCCGCTGTTCCCGGGCATGTCGGTGAGTGGCGGCACGCTACTCGGTACGCCCCTCATCACGAGCAACCACATCACCGCAGGCTACTTCATCCTGGTGTTCGGCTCCGAGGTCTACCTGTCCGAGGATCCGACGATCTCGGTCGATGCCTCGATGGAAGCGACGATCGAGATGGAGACGGCCCCGGAGAACGCGATCAGCGACCTAGCCGGTTCGCCGGCGCCCGCCCCGATCGCGACCGGCGCGGCGTTCGTCTCGATGTTCCAGACGAACTCGGTCGCGCTCCGCGCTGAGCGGTACATCAACTGGTCGAAGCGCCGCAGCACGGCCGTCGCGTTCCTGACGGACGTCGACTGGGGCGGCGAGAGCAGCTGACGTGATTTCCTGAATCCCTTATCCGGGGCCGGCGCAGCCCGCCGGCCCCGGACAGAAGGATGAACAAGATGGTGATGCGGAAGATCACGCCCGTGGGCAGGCCGATCGGACGGACGAAGCCCGGCCACACCATGCAGATGAGTGCGGCCCAGGCTTCCGCGCTCGTCGCGATCGATCGTGTTCGGTATGTCCTGCCGGAGCCGGCCCCGCCTCCCGTCCCCGAGGCCGTTCCTGAGCCCGAGATGGAGCCGGAAGCGGAGTCTAAGACCGAGGTGGAGCCGGACAAGATGGAGGAAGCCGAGGAAGAGTCAGAAACGGGCGATGACGAGGAAGAGGTCAGGATCTCGCTGCGGACGGGGAAGCCGGTGCGGCGTTACAGTCGTCGCGACATGACCGCCGAGGAATGATGGGTATCCTGACCCGCATGGTCGGCTGGATCCAGAAAGCGTTTCCCACGCTCTCGCCGGTAGGCAGCAATCGTGGCGGCTGGTGGCCATGGATCCGGGAGCCGTATTCGGGTGCGTGGCAGCGAAACGACGAGTGGTCCGTGGACACTGTCGCGGCCCATCATGCGGTCTACGCCTGTATCACTCTGATCTCGAACGACATTGGGAAGCTCCGACCCAAACTTGTGCAGATGGATCAGAACTCCATCTGGTCGGAGACTACGAACCCGGCCTTTTCACCTGTGCTGAAGAAGCCGAATACCTACCAGAACCGCATCCAGTTTCTCGAGGGATGGGTCATCTCGAAGCTGATGCGCGGGAACAGCTACATCCTGAAGGAGCGCGACAACCGCCGAATCGTGACGCGACTTCACCTGCTCGACCCTTCGCGGGTCCAGGTGCTCGTCGCGCCGAATGGCTCCATCTTCTACGCGCTGGAAGAGGACAACCTCGGCGGTGTGGCGGAATCGGTTACCGCACCGGCCAGTGAGATCATCCATGATCGGATGAACTGCCTGTTTCATCCGCTGGTCGGCGTCTCTCCGCTCTTCGCTGCCGGCCTGGCCGCGAATACGGGGCTAAACATTCAGAGCAATTCGTCGTACTTCTTTGCGAGTGGCTCGAATCCCAGCGGAATCCTGACGGCGCCCTCGCCCATCGATGATGCGACCGCGAAGCGACTGGCCGCGCGATGGAATGAGCTGTATTCCGGCAAGAAGAGCGGCCGGGTCGCGATTCTGGGCAACAACCTGAAGTTCGAGCCGCTCCGGATGACGGCCATAGACTCGCAGCTCATCGATCAACTGAAGTGGTCCGCGGAAACCGTGTGCTCGACGTTCCATGTCCCGCCATTCAAGGTCGCGCTCGGTACCATGCCGACCTATCAGAACGGCGAGATCCTGAGTCAGATCTACTACTCGGATTGCCTGCAGTCCCATATCGAGCAGATCGAACTTTGCCTCGATGAAGGTCTCGGCCTAGATGTTACCAAGGGCGGGAAGACGCTCGGCGTGGAACTCGATCTCGATGCCCTGCTCCGAATGGATACGGCCACGCAGATCAAGTCATTGACTGAGGCCGTCAAGGGGACCGTGATGACGCCGAATGAGGCGCGGCGAAAAATGGATCTCAGGCCGCTGCCGGGCGGTGACACGGTGTACATGCAGCAGCAGAACTACTCGCTCGCCGCGCTCGATGCACGCGACCGGGAGAACCCGCTGTCGCCCAAGCCGACGCCTCCACCGGAGCCATCTCCCGATCCAGCGCCGGATCCGAACGAAAAGGCGCAACCCGGCTTCGAGGATCTCGCCAACCTGATCCTGTTCCGGATGGCGAACGATAACCGACTGCTCGAACGGAAGGCGGCCGCATGAATCCGGAAGCGTTTGCCGCATCGATCAAGGCGCTCGTCGAATCCGAGGTGCGGCTTGCGGTGGTCCAGATGCGGGCCGAACTCGTTCATGGTCTGAGGATTGAGAAGGGTGATACAGGCTCGAAGGGTGATCGCGGAGAGAAAGGCGAGAGCATCGTCGGACCGGTCGGGCCGGCGGGACGGGATGGGAAGGATGGTGATCGCGGAGAGAAAGGCGAGAGCATCGTCGGACCGGCCGGGCCGGCGGGACGGGATGGGAAGGATGGTGAGAGCATCATCGGACCACCCGGATTGCCGGGGCCTGGCGGCGCCGACGGTCGCGGGATCGCGGAACTCCGAATGAACAGGGACCGGCTGATTGTCTTGCTCACTGATGGAAGCTCGAAGGATGTGGGCGAACTGAAGAGCATTCCCGGCCAGCCCGGAGATTCCGGCAAGGACGGTCGCGATGGGAAGGATGGCGAGAGCATCGTCGGACCGGTCGGGCCGGCGGGACGGGATGGGAAGGATGGTGATCGCGGAGAGAAAGGCGAGAGCATCGTCGGACCGGTCGGGGATC